CGACATGGATCAGGTTGCGGACATTGGTTTAATTAAATTAGATGCACTAGGGCTTAAAACTCTTTCAGTGATTTCAGATACATTAAAGTCAATTAAAGAAAGAACTGGAAAATCTATCAACCTATCCTCACTTTCCTTGGATGACCCTAAAGTCTATAAGATGCTAAATGATGGATATACAAAAGGAGTGTTTCAAGCTGAAGCAACTCCATACACCAATCTTCTTATTAAGATGGGCATAGATAAGTTTGAAGACTTGGTAGCATCAAATGCTTTAGTTAGACCAGGTGCCATGAACACAGTAGGAGCCGCCTATATTAATAGAAAGCAGGGCAGAGAAGCTGTTGACTATAGCCATGTTCTAATGAAGGATTTTACAGAGAACACATATGGTGTTATTATATATCAAGAGCAAGTTATGCAAGCGTGTGTTCACTTAGGTGGAATGTCTTGGTCAGAGGCTGATAAGGTCCGCAAGATTATTGGAAAGAAAAAAGATGCAAAAGAATTCGACCAGTTCAAGGATCAATTTGTTGATGGGGCTTCAAAACACATTTCTAAGAAAAAAGCAGAATCCCTTTGGCATGACTTTGAGGCTCATGCTGGTTATTCTTTCAACCGCTCCCATGCTGTTGCTTACTCTATGCTTAGTTATTATACTGCTTGGCTTAAGTCCAATTATCCTATTGAGTTCATGTTTTCAATTCTTAAAAACGAAAATGACAAGGACGCAAGAACAGAATATCTAATTGAAGCAAAAAGACTAGGTATTAAAATAAAGTTGCCGCATGTAAATGAATCAGATATTTACTTTTCTTTAAAGAATGATTCTATTATATTCGGATTAGCAGAAATCAAATTTATTTCTGACAACATTGCAAACAAAATACTAGAAAAGAGGCCATTTACTAATTATGCTGAACTTATTGAAAAAGCATCCGAAAAAGGCAGTGGTATTAATAGCAGGGCTATCTCTGCTCTTAATGCCATCGGTGGTGCGGCGTTTCCTGATAATCCGAGAGACGGTAACGAAAAAGACAACTACTACGAATACTTAGGCATACCAACATTTAACTTAGAGGGCATACCTCCAAGAATCAAAGCTCAGGCAAGACCGATTGAAGAGTTTGATGATCTAGGCTCTTTCATTATGTTTGGTATGGTTAAGTCCATTAAAAGAGGAACTGGATGGGCAAGAGTTGAGTTAGTAGATGAGACTGGGTCTATTGGTTTATTCCATAATGAACAAACACAAATTGAAACTGGTCAGATGTACTTCATTCTTGTTGGAGATAATAGAATTGCTAGGTACATTAAGGTTAGCGATATAGATCCTAAGCTTGACGATCTGTTTGTGGATTACCTATACAGAAAAGAATATGATTTAGAAGAAGATGAATATATTGTAGTTAATTTTACTCCTTATAAAACTAAGGCTGGGAAAATGATGAGCCATATTGTTTTATCAAACAAAGCAAAGGAATTAACAAGAGTAATTGTTTTCCCCACTATGTATAAAATGTCTATAGCAAAAATGCGAGAAGGAATGAAATGTAAATTAGTTCTATCAAAACTAGATGATGGAACTTTAAATGTTAAGGAAATATTATGACAGAAGATATAACTAGCCTAGTTGCTTCAATAAACATTAATCAAGTTTTGGTTGCAGCCCTAGAAGAATATGGTAAACTTACGGTTCCAACATTAAAGTTTTTAGAAGTTAAGACCAACAACAAAGAATTAGTTATTGATTATGATGATACAACTTCATCATTTACATTTAGCTTAAGAGAGATAGAAGTTAATGAACAGCAATGATATGCCTACAGAATACGGACTAGATGCCTTAGCAGCAATACTACATGAGACAGCAATTGAAAAAGGGTTCTGGGATAGCCCAAAAAACTTTGATGTTCTTGGAAACAAGCTAGCGCTGGTCCATTCAGAAGTTACAGAAGTCTTAGAAGCAATAAGAAAAAATAAAGGTTCAGAAGAAATTGTAGAAGAAATGGCAGACATATTAATTAGAACTTTAGATATTTATGCTTCAATGCGTAACGCAGGATTTGTAGAGCACAGCTTAGATGAATGTTTATTTAAAAAAATGGAAAAGAATAAGGCCCGTCCAAAGCTTCACGGAAACTTATTTTAAATGGTATACTATAGAAAAGAAAGAGTATAAATGACAATAGATATCGATAGCATACTATCAAAACTAGATCCAAAAACAAGACAACGAGTTCAATCAGCACAAAATGTTAAAGTAGATAGACAAAGAACCCCAAGCATAGGATTAAATATGGCACTGAGGGGTGGGCTTGGCTACGGAAGACAAACTCTGGTATGGGGAAATAAGTCTGCTGGAAAGTCTTCATTCTGTTTACAGATGATAGCGCTTGCACAAAAAGATGGTAAGACATGTGCGTGGATTGACTCTGAAGATTCTTATGATCCAGACTGGGCAGAATCACTAGGGGTAGACTCGTCTTCTTTGATACACTCACCAGCAAAAACAGTTAATGACATGGTGGACGTTGCAACAAAGCTTATGGATGCAGGTGTTGATATTATTGTAGTAGATTCTATCTCAGCACTTCTACCAGCAATTTATTTTGAAAAAGATGGAAATGAAATGAAGGATTTGCAAGACACAAAGCAAATCGGCGCAGAAGCAAAGGATATGACCCACGCAGTCAAGATGTTAAACTATGCAAACAAAAACACATTACTTATTCTCATCTCACAACAACGAAATCAGTTTGGATCTATGCATGCTAGTCACATCCCAACAGGTGGCATGGCAGTCAAGTTCTTTTCTTCCACTGTCATTAAACTCTGGTCGTCTGAAGCTGAGGCGAATGCTATTAAAGCTGGGGTTAAAGTTGGCGACAAGATCATTGAACAAAGAGTTGGAAGGCCAGTTAACTGGATTATTGATTACAACAAACTCGGTCCCCCAAATTTATCGGGACAATACGACTTTTACTACCAAGGGGAAACTCTTGGTGTAGATGCAGTTGGAGAAACCTTAGATGTTGCCGAGATGGTTGGAGCAATTGAAAAAGGCGGAGCTTGGTATACGGTTAACGGCGAAAGAATTCAAGGCAGAGCTAAAGCAGTACAATATCTTAGAGATAATAAAGATGTAGTTGAGTCTTTAGTTAAGAGTATAAATGCCAAATCTTGATGAGTTTTTAAAACCAAAGCCTGAACTCAAAGAATACAATTTAGAAAAGCTTTCTGGACTAAGAGCATGCAGCACTTGCGATGAAGATGTCAACGGAGCTTTTTGGGATCCAGTAGAGCTGGTTATGTCATGGAGATGCTCTAACGGCCATGAAACAATATTTAAGGTTCAGTAATGTCAGAAAGAGCTGAAGTAAAAAGAGATGGCGCTAAAGCACAAAAAAATAGTGGTCGTGGTGAATATCAAAAAGGTGATGCTAAATGGAAGATGTTCCTTGTAGATTATAAAGAAGCTTCAAAATCTTTTACGCTAAACAAACCAGTTTGGTCAAAGATATGCACTGATACATTTAAAGTAAGCAGAGAGATGCATCCAGCATTAAAGATTATTATAGGTGAAGATTCCAAGGTACGACTTGGAATTATTGAATGGACTGTATTAGAAGAACTAATGCAATTCTGGGAGGACAATCATGATTAGAGAAATTTTTTTAACAACATTAACTGGCACTGCAGTAGGTGCAATATTTAGTATTCTTAAACTACCAATTCCAGCACCTCCTGTATTCGCAGGACTGATGGGAATAGTTGGTCTTTGGATTGGTTTCGGAATAGTTCAGAGGTTCATCTAATGGAAATGTTTTTCCTTTGCGGGATTGCAGTAGGATTTTTAATTGGATACCCTATTGGGTTGTTCATAGACAAATTAGATAAGAGGATTAAAAATGGCTGAGGATAAAAATACATTAGAGCTTATTAGTGACATTACAGAATTTAATGATCTTCATGAGTTTATGAAAGATGAGCACCTGGACAAGGCATTGGCAATTGTAGTTAAGTTGTTAATGAATCCAGACGTGCCTTCTGCAAAAGCACCTCATTTGATTATGGAGCTTCAAGCTATGTCTACAAAGTTTGCTGTTATGGCCTCAGTTTATTCCACTATTGCTAAGGATAAAGCGGGTACAGTAAATAATAATAAAAAGAATGTTTACTATTCAGTAAAGGAGTCCATAGACAAACTTGTAGATGCACTTAAGTATGTCGTTAGGTATAATTCATAATGGGTAGAGATATTGTAAAGAACCTTAAGTTTAAAAAGCATACTGGTAAGTTTTTCGACCCAGAACTTTTTGCACAACTTTTAGATGACGCATACAAAAATACTAAACGTGCTGATGGAGAGATGACAAAGAAATCATTTAGCCCAAGTTCTTTAGGATATGGACACGGAACTTGTCCTAGATATTGGTACATGGCTTTTTCTGGAGCAGTGTTTATTGATGATAATGATGCTGTAGCTGTAGCAAACATGGCACAAGGAACTCAAGCGCATGAAAGATTACAGAATTTAATTAAGACTATGCCAGAGTGGAGAGCAGAAGAAGAAGAAATTGTTAATGAGTATCCTCCAATTCGTGGATTTATTGACTTAATTATGGAGTATGATGGCGAAACAGTAATTGGTGAAATTAAAACTGCTAAGCAGGAAGTATGGGATACAAGACAATCTGAAATGAAATCTTCGGCTAACCACATGCTTCAGCTTCTTACCTACATGAAGCTAAAGAATGCTAAAGAAGGATTCTTCCTATATGAAAATAAAAATACTCAAGAAATATTAATTATTCCAGTATCAATGAATGAAAAGAATACTAAGATAATTGAAGATACATTTACTTGGATGTGTGAAGTTTGGGATAACTTTAAAAATGGAGACCTTCCAATGCGTCCAGCAGGTGCCTCAAAATCAAAGATGCCTTGCACATATTGCCCAGTCAAAAAAGAATGTTACTCTGGATTAACTGGCACAGTTCAAATAGAAAAGTTTGAGATTCCAAAGATATGATTTGCTCCAATAAAGATTGTCAAAAAGAATTTGATGCTAAGACTCATAATCAAAAGTATTGCTGTGACGAATGCTGTAGAGTTGCAACCAATAAAAGAATCATGGAAAAGTATTATGAAAAAAAGGCAATTAGGAATGGAACAGTAATAAGAAAATGTAAAAAGTGTAAGACACAATTAAGCGTATATCATAATCAAGATATGTGTGCAGTATGCGAAAAGCGGAAAAACTCTGATCAAAGAGATAGTTTATTAAGGATGATTGATGACATTAGCTAGCCTAGTAAAAACAAAAGCCCACAGGGTTTTGGGCATAGACGCATCTACAAATTCAATTGCCTTTTGCCTTATGGAAAATGATAAGCCATTAAAGTGGGGGAAGATAGACCTTAAAGGCATTGACATTTTTGAAAAGATCTATGACGCTAAAGTTAAAACTCATGCAATGCTAGAAGAATTAAAGAGTGATTATATTGTTGTAGAGGGCGCAATACTTGTCAGATCACCCGATGCTGTGATAAAATTGTCTTATGTCTATGGAGTTGTTATTGCTGAGCTTATGTCTACTGGTGCTAAGGTTATTACTATTGGCCCATCCTCGTGGCAGGCGTACATTGGCAACAAGAATCCGACAAAAGATGAGAAGTCTGCAATAAGATTAGCAAACCCAGGATATGCGGAATCTTGGTATAAGAATCAATTGCGTAATATGCGTAAGCAAAGAACCGTCGATTACTTTAATAGTAAGTATAGTTTAGAATTAAATGATTTTGATGTTGCAGATGCATTCGGCATTGCACACTATTCAAACCAAGTTTTAACGGAAAGATAATGATACCTAAAATAATTTTTCAGACATATGGATGCGACTATTCAGAGCTACCCTCATACATTAAAAATTGTACTGAAACTTGGAAAGAAAAAAATCCAGAATTTGAATATGTTTATATGAGTGAAAAACAATGTAGTGATTTTATTTTAGAAAACTATGGTCAAAGGCATGCAGATATATACAATGGGCTAAAGCACAAGGCAATGAAGGGTGACTGGTGGAGATATCTAATAGTAAATAAACTTGGCGGGGTTTATATGGATATAGACACGGTATGCAGGAAACCAATCCTAAGCGAGCTAGATCTGGAATATGATTTCTTAACTTGCCTAGATTTTGTTTCTGATGCATTATTTACTCAATGGGGCTTTGCTTCATCTGCAAATAGTCCTATATTAAATCATCTTATTGATCATGTTTTAGAAAATTATGAAAACTTCCCATCTAATAAAAGCATCATTAAGACAGATTTAACTGGTCCAACTGCTTTTCATAACTCTATAAAGTCGTTATTGGGAGATCCTGTTTTTCAATTATCTAAAGTTGTAGAGCCAAAAACAATTGAAGACAAAGACTTTGCAATAACAAACCAGACGTCGCTTGAAGATTCAATACTAATTTTTAATCAAAGTGACTCTGTTACAAAAAATAAATTTAAATTGTATTTTTGGACATTTAATAATGCAGCAAGACATTTTACTGCATCCTGGAGATGGTCAGACAATACAATTAATCAAAGTATGCTTAATGAAACAATAGGACATAATTGTAAAAATATAAGTTATGAGTATGCAGATATAAAAATTAAATTAAAAAACAAATCTTACAGCTCTTTCGGGGGGGATAAATAATGGCTATGGATTTAATTGGCTTAATGCCTACAGAAATAGAAGGAAGACATTTTAGAAGAAATATTGTTTCGTGGCATAGAATGTGGGATGCAATAGCAGAAGTGTATCCAGATATTGCCCAACAAGTTGAATATCCTTATTCAAATGATGAGGATGGCCTAGATGTAGAAGCATGCTTAATTTTAGCAGAGTATATTGCTTTAGATTTAGACCAATCTTCAGATAAATTAATGAACTATGTTCATAAAGAATTTTCTTTAAATGGAATTGCAGTTCCAGATATTACAGATTTTAATGACTTTAGAATATTTTTAGATTCTTGCGGAGGGTTTAAGATATGTTAAAGATGTATCAAAGTAAAGATTGGCTTTATAGAAGGTACGTTGTTCAAAAGAAAACAGTTACAGAAATAGGTAAAGAGTGCGGAGTCTCTGCTATGACTATACAGAGATACTTAGACCAGTTTGGATTAATTAAAAAAAGATGAGCGAATACCCTAATAAGTCTGGCGGATATCAGGCATGGATTACAGACCTTCAATTAATTGCAACAGATGCCCCATCGGGTCCTAAAATTATAAGAGAGTGCCTTGAGATAGCAGAGATGTTAATTAAAAAGAATATATCTTACGGTAATTCTGCATTAAACCCAATTCGTATATTTTCAAAGGCGGATTCAAAAGAACAGATTAGGGTTCGTATTGATGATAAGCTAAATAGAATTCAAAACGATCAAGCCTTCCCTGGAGACAATGATATTGATGACTTAATTGGATACCTAATATTGCTTAAAATAGCCAACAAGGTTGCAATTTCAGTCAACTAGAAGTATAATCATTATATGAATGAAATAGAGCCAGCAGTACATTTTGACCGCATGAATAAGGTGGTTGAAGAACTGCTTAAGGGCAATAGCCCAACACAAATAGCAAACTCCACTGGATTTAAAAGGGCAGAGGTTGTAGAGCTTATTGATGAATGGAAAGAAGTAGTCCATAACGATGTAAGCCTTAGGGGTAGAGCTAAAGAGGCTATATCAGGTGCAGATCAACACTACGCAATGCTTATTAAAGAGGCATGGAAAACCGTAGAAGATGCAGATACCCAAGGACAACTTAATGTAAAAGCGGGTGCATTAAAATTAATTGCAGATATTGAGACTAAAAGAATAACAATGTTGCAAGCAGTTGGTGTTTTAGAAAGCAACGAGATAGCATCTCAAATTGCAGAGACCGAAAGAAAGCAAGAAATTTTAGTTGGAATTTTAAAAGAAGTGACAGCTGGATGCCCAAAATGTAAACTAGATGTTGCTAAAAGGCTTTCTCAAATAACAGGAATTGTTGAGTCCGTAGTTATAGAGGATGCCGATGTCGTTTGAGTTTGGAGATCTCATCGATCTTCTTGACGGAGAAGAGTTTGATGAGAAGCCAGTACAGTTAGAAGAGTTTGTTACTAGCCCAAGGTACCTTGCATTGCCTCCATTATCAGAACTTCAATATTTATTAATTGAAAAAAGTTCACAAATATATAAAGAAACAACTCTTATAAAATTATTTGGAGAAGAACGTGGTAAAGAAATTGCTAAACAAACTGCTACTGAAGTTATAGCCCAACTAGGTAAGGGTTCTGGAAAAGATTATTGCTCTACTATTGCAGTTGCCTATATAGTGTATTTACTATTATGCTTAAAGGATCCAGCAACATATTATGGCAAGCCTCCTGGAGATGCAATAGATATTATTAATATTGCAATTAACTCTCAGCAGGCAAATAACGTTTTCTTCAAGGGATTTAAAACAAGAATCGATAAGTCTCCTTGGTTCGCAGGAAAGTATGAAGCCAAGGCTTCTGAAATGAAATTTGATAAAGCTATTACAGTGCACTCTGGTCACTCAGAACGTGAAGCATGGGAAGGATATAACGTTATTGTTGTTATCCTAGATGAGATATCAGGATTCGCAATTGAAAATACAACTGGCCACGATCAAGCAAAGACTGCTGATGCCATATACGACATGTACCGTGCATCTGTAGACTCACGATTCCCAGACTTTGGTAAAGTAATTCTTCTTTCTTTCCCACGATTTAAAAACGACCCGATACAAAAATTTTATGAGTCCGTAATTGCAGAAAAAGAAATAATAATTAGATCAGAAACTTTAAAGATGGATGAGGATTTACCAGACGGAACAGAAGGCAATGAAGTTACTGTTGAATGGGAAGAGGACCACATCAAATCTTACTTAATACCGAAGGTCTTTGCCTTAAAGAGACCAACCTGGGAAGTAAATCCTACAAGAAGCATTGAGGATTTTAAAACAGCCTTCTACAAAAATAGCATGGACGCACTAGGAAGATTTGCCTGCATGCCACCAGAAATGATTGATGCATTTTTTAAGTCCAGAGAAAAAGTTGAAAAAGCTTTTAACAATACTGGAATAGCAGTTGATAAATTTGGAAGACTTGAAGAGTGGTTTAAACCAGATCCAGAAAAAAAATATTTTATTCACGTTGACTTAGCACAAAAACATGACCACTGTGCAGTTGCAATGGCACATGTAAACAAGTGGGTTAACGTAAGGGTAACAGACAACTACTCACAGCTAGCGCCTATCGTAGAGGTTGATGCAGTAAGATATTGGACACCAACTGCAGACAAGTCTGTTGACTTTACTGAAGTAAAAGATTATATTTTATTGTTAAAAACACGAGGATTTAATATAAGCGTGTGTACTTTTGACAGATGGAATTCTCATGATATGATGCAACAACTAAAACAATATGGCATCAATACAGAAATTCTATCTGTCGCCAAAAAACATTATGACGATATGGCTATGGTTGTTCTAGAAGAAAGACTTTCTGGACCGCACATACCGTTGCTTATTGATGAATTATTACAGCTTAAAATAATGAGAGATAAGGTTGATCACCCAAGAAAGGGGTCAAAGGATTTAGCAGACGCAGTTTGCGGTTCTATATTTAATTCTATTAGTAGAACTAGGCCAGATAATAATTCTGAAATAAATATTCATACTTATGAATCAATGAGTTATGATAATGATTTTTCTAAAGATAGCACAGACGTTTCTGCTATGAATATGATTAGACCCCCAAGAATGCCAGATAGGTTGTCGGAAGCAATAGAAAATATGGAGATAATATGAGCGAGTACCAAGAAAAAGCAAAAGAGTGTAAGTGCTGCGGAAAGCATGTTCCTCTACCAACTGTAATGAAAGAGCTAAATGGCACCGTGCTTTGCCCGACCACATTTGCAAATGTAATGGAGTATAAAAGAATATGGTCTGTTATTGGGAAACGCCCATCTGGATCTATTAGAAAACATTTTTCTGAATACGTTCAGTCTATAGTAGAAGATGAAAACCAAATTGGAAATAAATAGACATTTATTTTTTAACGACCTTAGTAAAGAAAATTACGGATTCACACATACGCTTGGGAAATCGGGACACCCAAATGATTATATAAGTTATAAATTTAATTCTCTCGGATATAGGTGTAAAGAATTTAAAACAAATGAGGAAATGCTTATTGCTGGCTGCTCACAAACTTTTGGAATGGGAATAGAAAAAGAATACATATGGGGAAATTCTGTAGGCAGATACTTTAATTTAAACCCAGCTAACCTATCAGTTCCAGGATCTTCTACTTCATCAATAATAAATAACCTGTTTGCCTACTTTAAAAGATTTGGAAACCCTAAGGTCCTTATTTGCCTATTCCCAGAAATGACAAGGTTTCAAATACCAGTAAATCAAAAATATGTGTCTTCAGATCAAATTGATAGATCTTTAAAAAATAGCAATAGCTTTCCATTTCTAAGCTACCTTTATATAAAAAATTATTTAAATGACGACAGGCCCTCTTATCAAAAAGCTCCGTTTCGTTTGGAAGAGATATTGACAGAAGATGTTCCATTTTTTCACAACATGAAAAGCATAATGATGCTAGATCAATATTGCAATTCTAATAATATTAAATTTTATTGGTCTGTATGGGATACAAACCTAGACTATGAGCTAACAAAATTTGCAAAGAGCGGAGACGATCAATATTTAAACTACGTACCATTTGAAGGATTTAGATGGTCTGTTACACAAAATTTTGAGGAAGACCCATTTGGAGTAAAAGCAAATATAATAAAATCTCAAAACTACCATAATGGATACGGGGTAGCTTGTAGTAATTGTATGAATAGCAAACCGTGTGAAGAAATTATATTATGCCATAAAGAATTAGAGCAGGAGTGTCCAAAATTTTTTGAAATTGGAAATGATAAAGTCCATTTAGGGGCACACCAACACCAACACTTTGCAGAAATTATTATTGAAAGGATGTTGTTAGATGAAGTTACTTTTTAATATATTGTATATTATAGAAAAAATAAAAAGAAAAATTAATTCAAAAAAATATAAAGGAAGAGACAATAGGTTTATATACTAATGATTATATTAGGAGTAAATGAGACATCTCACGATGCATCCGTTTCTTTAATTAAAGACGGAGAGATATTGTTTGCGGGACATTCTGAAAGATATAGTAAGATAAAGAATGATTGGTATATCAATGATAGTTTAGTTAATGATGCTTTACAATACGGTGCACCTGATGCTATAGCCTACTACGAGAAACCCTCTCTAAAGGCCTCTAGACTGCTTTTAAAGGGTGGTCTAGGAGACTGGAAGCCTAGGTTCGAGATACAAGGCATACCAAGAAAATCATTTAAGCACCACTATTCTCATGCCTGTGCTGGATATTATACTAGCCCATTTACAGATGCCGCAATTGTTGTTTTGGATTCAATTGGAGAATATAATACATCCACTGTCTGGATCGGTGAAGGGGAAAAAATAAAATTAAAATACAAACAAAACTACCCAGTCAGCTTTGGACTATTCTATTCTGCTTTTACAGAACTTATAGGGCTTAAACCAAACGAAGAAGAATATATCCTAATGGGAATGGCTGGGTACGGAGATTGGACTAGATACTACAAAGAAGTAGATAAATATTTCCCAAATTATTACACTCAGTTATATAATTTTCATAAAGGGATAACAGATTTTAATTGGGGTCAGGTGCCATGTTTTGCTGGTCAAGAAGGAACTGGATACATAGGGGAATGGCTTGATCAAAGGAAGTATGATCTTGCAGCAGCAGTTCAGTTTGTTTATGAACAAAGGTTGCTTGAGTTTATGCAGATGGCAAAGCTAACTACAGGCAAAAGCAACCTTGTATTTATGGGAGGCTGTGCATTAAATAGCAAGGCCAACACATTACTTTGGAAAGTATTTAAAGATATTTGGATTATGCCAAACCCAGGCGACGCTGGAAGTTCTTTGGGTGCAGCAGCTGCATTATACGGTAAACATATTGAGTGGAAAAATCCTTACTTAGGCTATAATCTTGGAGGAGAATACCCCGTAAGTCAAATCGTTACTGGTCTAATTAGAGACAAAATTGTTGCCGTTGCAAGTGGCAGGGCTGAATACGGTCCAAGGGCTTTAGGTAACAGATCAATTCTGGCAGACCCAAGAGATCCTAATATTAAGGATAAAGTTAACTTGATTAAGAAGCGTGAACTGTTTAGACCGTTTGCTCCTGTAGTTTTAGAAGAACATGCACACAAATGGTTTAAGATGGACTTTGCAAGTCCTTACATGCAATACACTGTTGAGTGCTTGCAACCAGACAAGATTCCTGCTGTGGTTCATGCAGACGGTACTTCAAGGGTACAGACTGTAAATAAAGAACAGCACCCAGGACTATATGAAGTACTATCAAACTGGTATGCCATGACAGGTGTGCCAATCCTATTAAATACAAGTTTAAATATAAAAGGACAACCATTAATAAATGATGAGCAGGATGTCCTTGACTGGCAGGCTCATTATAGTTATAATATACTAACTGGCAACAATAGCTTAGTTGGTTAAAGCCCCGAACTCATAATTCGGTAATCGTAGGTTCAAGTCCTACTTGTTGCACTGGAGGTAATATGTTTAACTTACACATGAATAACAATGAGAGTTTTTTAGACTCATTTTTATATGGGCCTAGCAAATATTTTAACCTTTCAGAATACAATAAGCATTTGATATACACAAATAATTTAATTGAAGATTCTTCAGTCGATCACTCATTTGCAGATAATGGAATAGAATATACTTTAAATAAAAAAAACTATAGGTCTCCAGAATTTGTTAAGGGCACCGACATACTTTTTGCTGGGTGCTCTTTAACATGGGGAGCAGGAGTTCCAGAAAAAAATATTTGGTCTAGCGTTGTTGCAAAAAATTTAAACTTTTCGTATGCCAATGTTGCTTTATCTGGAGACTCTGTATATGGTCAAGTAAAAAGAATATTTGCTTATTTTAAAGAGTTTGGACACCCTAAATATTTATACGCATTATTTCCAGAATTTTATAGAATGCCTATTATAGTTAATAAAAAGCTTTTTATAACAAGTGCTAAAATAGATCCCTCTGATCCAAACCTAATGCAAAATGGATTTATACCAGGAAATATTGAAAAAGATTTTAAGGTAGCAATAAGGCCATTTATTGCAGAACAGGTTTTAAGTCCAGAATTTCCACACTTCCTTTCTGCACAAAGCCTCAACATGCTTGAGGCTTATTGCGAGGTAGCTGGAATTAAATTTGCATGGTCTACCTGGGATCAAAAACAATTTTTAGTTCTAAAACAATTAAAGGGAGAAAATTATAAAACTTTAGTTGATATAGAAATGCAAAATTGGTCTATAGATTATGATACTATTGAAGATAGCTATCTAAAGGATGGGCAAAGGGTGTTATGCCACGAAGAGCTTAGGTCTTCTGGACCTAAATATTTTGATCTTGGAAGCGATAGCAACTACGGAATTAGAAATGCACACTGGGGTTCACATAGACATCAACATGTTGCAGAAATTGCAACATCTTATTTAAAGGATTGGATTAAATAATGGACGAAGTGTTTGAATACTATCTTGAAATAGGAGCTATTGAAATTTCTGGAGTAGATAAAGACGGAGAAATTTTATTTTCTGTTACTGAAAAAGCAAAAGATCTTGCCCCAGAGTTGTGGCAATCTCATCAAGAGCATGTTGATACTACACTATTAGATCTTTATGAAAAGGGTCTTATAGAAGTAGAGTATAATGAAAACCTAGAGGCAGAAATAAAATTAAGTGAGGCTGGAATTGAAGCTTCAAAAGAATATGGCTTAAGGTTTTTAGGAGAATAGATATAGTATAATGAGTATGAGTAAATTAAAAGAATTGGTAAATAATGATTAATATAGTTATACCATTAGCTGGTGAAGGAACTAGATTTCTTTCTACTGGAATTAAAACCCCTAAGCCATTAATTGTTGTTAACGGAAAAACAATGATCGAGCACTCCGTGGAGACGCTTGGAATTAAAGGCCAGTATATTTTTATTACAAAAGAATACAAAAATGATGCATATAATGTTGAGCTGTCTTCTATTATTAAAAGAATTCAACCCGATGCAATCGAAATAAAAGTAGATAAAAAACAACGTGGTGCTGCAGATGCAGTAATGTATGCAAAAAAATATATAAACAATAAAGACCCTCTTATTACAATTAATTGTGATCAAATATTAAACTGGGATCATGAAGAATTTATTGATTATATTAAAGAAACAAATTGCGACGGCTCAGTAGTTCTATTTAATGCCAACGATCCAAAGCATAGCTATGCTGAAGTTGTTGATAATAAGATAATCAAAATTGTAGAAAAAGAAGTTATATCTAATGATGCACTCATAGGAGTACATTATTGGAAACACGGGTCAGACTTTGTTGATTCTGCAGAAGAGCTTTTAAATACAGATAGCACAAGCGAGGTTTATATTTCTCAAACGTACTCCTATATGCTAAAAAACAATAAGCAAATATCTCCATTTTATATACCAAACAACAACTATATTAATTTAGGAACCCCTGAAGATGTTGCTATTTATTTAGGTAAGGTTAAAGAATTTTATACCGACAAGCCTAAGACTATATTTTGCGATATTGATGGAACAATAATAAAGCACCTTCATAAATTCAGCGACCTTGGTAAATTTGAAGTAGAGATTTTGCCAGGAGTAATTAATAAATTTAATGAATGGGATTCTAAAGGATATAAAATAATTTTAACTACTGCTAGAAAAGAATCGGCTAGAGGCATAACAGAAAAACATTTAAACGGACTTGGGCTTTGCTGGGACCTTTTAATAATGGGGGTTACAAGTGGGCAAAGAGTCCTTATTAATGATAAATTAAACGATAAGGATCCAGATAGAGCTACTGCTATTAACTTAATTACTAATGATGGATTTAATTCAACGTACTGGGAAGAGCACGGACTATGAAGCTTTCAAGAATAGAAGATACAATCGGAGGCTGGTTTGTAGGAAATTTTGATAAGGCGGCTTACAGAACAGATGCATGCGAAGTTTCTTATAAATATCATCATAAGGGAGAACATTGGCCAACACACTATCAAGAAAAAATTATAGAGATTAATCTAATGGTGCGAGGACAAATGAAAATGCAGGACAAGATACTTCTGTCTGGAGATATTTTTATAATCTATCCATATGAAATAGCAGATCCAGAATTCCTTACCGATTGCGAAGTTGTTTGTGTTAAGGTTCCTGGAATTACAAACGACAAGGTTACGGTACAAAAAATATGAAAATGATAGCGCATAGAGGTAATACAGATGGGCCTAATCCGCAAATGGAAAACGATCCAGAGTATGTTATGGATGCAATAAACAATGGCTACGATGTAGAAGTAGACTTATGGTCAACAGACACAGAACTTTTTTTAGGACATGACGAACCAAAGTATAAAATAGATAAAGAGTTTTTAGAAACATATAAAGACAAATTATGGATACACTGTAAAAACTTAGAGGCCCTTTACGTTTGTGAATTTATATTAAACGAAGTTCATTATTTTTGGCACCAATCAGATGATTTTACATTAACAAGCAACAATATTTTTTGGACATTTCCAGGCAAAGGCTTGACCCCTAATTCTGTTTTAGTGATGCCAGAGATTGAAAATTTTATTCATGTAGGTCCAGATATATATGGAATATGCACAGATGAAATTGAAAAGGTTAAGGATATGCTAAATGGAATTTAAAAAAGGTTCGTGGTCTGTTGAAAAAATAGAAGAAATTGACGCTACAGACTCAATTGGGAAAATATTTAAGCTTTCTGGCGTAAAGTACACAAATAACCCAAATGAGGAAACCATTCATTATCCTGGTAAAACGTTTATGGGGACAGCAACTCTTTATATTTGGCATTATCTTTATGAAACTATAGCTCAATTTGAATATTTAAAGACACAGATACCTGACCTTAACATGGTAATGTTTTCAGAAACAGGACATACCGATATAACAATAGAAGAATTTTTAAATGCAATGAAAGAACAAAACTTTTATAATAAAAAGGGAGTAAATTATTTCCCAGAACCACATAAGTATTTTGAAGACACATTTAAAGTTTATGTAAATCAAAAGTATATTAATAACTTTAGAACAACAAACGTTTCGTTTGATGAAATATATTTTACCTTTGATCAAAAAAAAGCATTTGTTGATATAATGCAAAAAGGGATAGGAAAGTTTTGGTTTGGATTACCACACGCATATTGGATAAAGCCCAACTTCGAAACTTTTACAAAAAACACTAGAGATTATTTTTACGAAATATGGTGGAGAGATTTAGGCCTAATGTGTATGAGAAACACCTGGCTTAAAGAACTTAAAAATGATGAGTCTACAACCCCTAAAAAAATCCTTATATCTAGAAAAGATGCAAACCTGAGGTATAAAGAAAATACAATTGATGCAATTCTCCCATTGCACGATAGGCTAATTGATGAAGACCTAAACAATATGGTGGAGGATTATTTCGTAGCTAATGGCTACACCTCAATAACATTAGAAGGAATGGGATACCTGGAGCAGCTTAGATACTTCAAGAATGCAGAGAGTATAGTTGCAATTATAGGATCTGGACTCTGCCAAACTTTTATTTGCGATCATGATGTTAATGTTACAGAAATTTTATTAAATAAAAGGTATAACTTTTCATACGAGTTTATTGCAGAAAACGTAGGGTTTAAGCTTTGCAGATTAGACTTAAGAAAATTTTCAGAAGATAAAGAAAAAGTTCAAAATTCTTTAGAAGCACACCTGGGGTATTTAAAAAGCTTAGAGGCTTTAAAAAATGATAAATTTTAACAACATCAATGCTATAGATATTTTCCCAGTAAACTCCTCCTCTTTTTGCATGCGTGTTCCAAATGCTAAATTTAAATCAATTTCCGTTACAATGAGAGATCAAACCTCATACTGCAATGTTTATCCAGAAGAATATAAAGAAGGACTAGAGCCAAATATGCACAGAGATGTTTTTGTTGTACCTTACATTGAAAAATACTACCATAACTTTTTAGAGATATTCCCTAAAATATTATTTTTAAAAACAGTTAATCCATTTTTTAAATTAATAATTGTAACAAGTAAAGAGCAAGACATCAACCCGCTAACAAAAATATTTTATTCCTGGGAAAAAGATTTTACAGATTTAGATCATAATTTAAGTAACGTAAAAGATTTCTTAGAAATGTCCGAAATAGATTATCTTTGCACATCGACAGATTCAGTATTTTTAAAAGAAATGATTGCTCAGTCAGCCTACATATTCTTTGATTTTAAAAAATACATTGGGGACAAGAGGCCTAATTCCTACCCAAAAAACTATAACTTTCCAAACTCATATCCATTTCATCCAACAACTGCCCAAACGGCAGAGTCTTTGTTCCCATATTTAGATATAATGAGAGGAATACATAGAGATGAATTACATGGAGATAAAAAAATATACGTTTCCAGAAAAAATTTTCCAGAAAGAAAACTTGAAAACGAAGAAAACCTAGAAAAGTTTTTATTGGATAGCGGCTATGAAATAGTATATTTTGAAAACATGTCTATCCTTGATCAAATAAAGATTGTTAAAGAGTCTAAAGAAATAATATTATTAAACGGATCTTCTGGAGTTAATTGCATGTTAGCTAACCCAGGTACAAAGGTGTGGGTTTTTAATAATAATGCAGACATTGTAGGTATTTACGAAAAGGCATCTTTAGAGTATAATATAGAATACAACTTTATAGAAATGCCAAACAATGATGCAGAGTGGGTCATTGATTATATAAAATCAAATAATATAGTTAAGCCTTTGTAGCTCAGAGGACAGAGCAGGACTCTTCTAAGGTCTTGGTCGCAGGTTCGACTCCTGCCAAGGGCACAAAGCCCTTATAGCCCAGTGGTAGAGGCACACGACTTAAAATTGTGAAAGCGTTGGTTCGAATCCAACTAGGGGTACTAATGGAGATTAGCTCAGCAGGCAGAGCGGGAAGCTGTTAACTTCTAGGTCATAGGTTCGAATCCTATATCTCCAGCAAATGTTAGGGCATAAAATAGCCAGGATGCGGTATTAAGCAATCCATATAGGCGTATCTTGTACCAGAAGTAACTTCAAGTGTCTCATGAGAATATTGTTTGTCTACTTTAAATATTAATAGATCGTTTTCTTCAGGCTTAAATTTAAAATTAAGTTCTGGGAAATTGATTTCCCCACCTTTAAAGTCACCAATATATAAAGCAATTTTGTAATATGCAATTGGATTTTCATTTATATACAACGACATATTGTTATCTATAGAAGATGATTGCCCAGCCTTTAATCTAACAAAGTTTGCATGCTGGTACATCCAATAGTTAGGCGCAAAAAAATTAAAAATAGGGTCGTGAAGAGTGTTGTCTATTACATCTAGACTACATTTATCCCCCCAAAAGCTTTCTTCGTGATCCCCTATTTCAAAATTGCCGTGTTGATGCCAATCTTCTTCTATAAAACCATTCAATTTTGTTTTGTAAATTTCTAATAAATCAAGATCTAAAAAATTTTTGTATAAAAATATATCATCGTGTATTTCAATAACCTTAGGATCTTCTTTAAATCTAATTGGTAGTATCATTTTTATTCCTTATTACTGTGGAGTCCAGGAGGGGCCCTGGAGCCATTTATCTACAGACTCTTCAGATCTATCTACAACATTTTCAACGTACTCTTTGCTCTTATAATTATAAAATGTTCCAGGGGCGTCCGAAGTTTTTGTTGCAAAACAAGAAAAAGCATATCTTACTCCAGAAGTTACTGGTTTAGTTGCGTGATAATAGGGAGCCTCTGACCCATGAATTACTACATCTCCAGGCTCTGGCTTATACACTAATTCTCCAGGAGCGCCTTCAATATCAGCATTAGGCTTTAAGGTTCCATCTTCAAAAAATGCTGGATAATATACTTCTCCGCCTTCAAATTCTGATAAATATGTAACAACACCAAAATCAATTAGGCTACATGTTCCGTAGGTGTCTTCTTGTGTAAGCATATGAGCCATGTCTTTTCCTGGGCTGTCACAATGTAAAAACATTCCTTCATGCCCAACTCTAGAAGTGATTACCTGTGATTGAGGGTTAATAACATAGTCTGGATATAGCAACTCTGAAACATGCTCCCAAAGGTCTATAATTCCAGGGACGGGTGGACTCATTTTGTCATCATACCAAGCTATCGCATTACCTTCTTCTTGGAAAGAGTCTTTATCGAATGTGTCTAATATACTTGAAAATCTATCACACATTTCTCTAGGAACATAGCCTTTAAATACGTATATCTTATCGGCTAGCTGAATACAATCGGGTCTATTATAGAACATATTGCAATTATAGCATATTTAAATTAGCAGGATCCTAGGTGACTATTCTATAATAAAATGCTATAATGTGTTTAACCATCAAATAAAATGGCTAATATACCTAAATATTAAGGAGACAATAATGTCAAGCAATGTACACCCAAATGCAGCAAAAGTAGTAGCGGCGGCAAAGAGATATGCAGACGAAAAGTATGCTGAAGGAAAGAACAACGACACAATTTTTGGCAAATGGTACGGAATGAATAATCAACCATGGTGTGCTATGTTTGTTTCAGGATGTTTTAATGATGCGGGACTAGTTCATCTAGTTGCTGCCTCAACAAAGAAGGGCTTTGCGTCATGCGATGCAGGAGCACAATGGTTTGCCAAGAACAAGAGAATTGTTCCAATTGGCCAAGCGCAAGCTGGAGACATAGTGTTCTTTAACTTTGATAAAAAGCCGACAGACACAGAGCACGTAGGAATTGTTGTAAAGAATGACGGAAAGAATTTGCACTGCTACGAAGGAAACACTTCAGGAGATTCTAAGGGATCACAAGCAAACGGAGACGGCGTATTTCTTAAGAAGAGAGCCTATAGCCTAGTGATGTCAGTTGCCCGCCCAGATTGGGATGCTGCACCAAGTGCAAAATCTAAAAAATAATTTTAATAGTAATCATAAATGGATTTTAAAACAAGACGGTTCAGTAAATTATAATTATTTAAATTATGAAGATCACAACGGACCATTTTGTAAAGACTGTAGAAGATTCTTTTGCATGGTTTGCGATGATATTTCTTCATTGCAATGCCCTGCTATTGATGACACTAATTTAAAAAAGAACATTGAAAGTTGGTCTCCAATCGGTGGAGAGCTAGCAAATAAAATAATCAACAGAAAAGGCCATGATGAATAAAAAGGAATTTGGACCAGATATTTGGGGGATTGAAGACTTCTTGTCTAAAGAAGAATTAGATAAGCTTGTAGAGTTAGCTGAATCAAAAACTCAAGAAGATTGGGAGTTTCAGTATAGCTTTGACATCGAGGAACATGCATCCCAAGATCATAAATTTAAAGCTGGCGACCCAGAATTTGATGAGGCTGTAAAGAAAAAGAATGTTTTTTGGAACGATAAGATGCTTGCAATACCATTTATGGATATGAGGACATCTTTGACAAAAAGAACGTTAGACGCATTTGATAATCAATATAGAATAAATGAAATTGCAAGAATTCAAAGACAGTATCCTGGAACAGAGCTTAAGGTGCATCATGATCAGGGTTACGACATGACATTATTAAGGGCTGTTATTATTTATCTAAACGATGATTACGAAGGCGGGGAGTTATACTTTACCCAACATGATTTAAAGTTGAAGCCTAAAGCTGGAACGCTGGTTAGTTTTCCTGGAACAGATAAATACTTACATGGAGTAGCAAACGTACTTCCTGGTAAAACAAGATACGTAATTAGCACATTCGCATTTGAAAAAGAAAGCGGATGGACGCAAAATTAACATATCTATTATAGGTTACGGTCACATTGGGAAAGAAGTTGTGTCTGGAATAACAACATATAATCAAAGGAACAATGACAATAAGATTAATGTTGTAAATATTTTAGTTAAAGATAAACAAAAATATGGAGAAGTAGATCAGTCTTTTACAGAAAACCCAGATGATTTAATTAATAACATAAGTGATTTAGTTGTAGATTTATCTGGAGATACCACTAATTCTTTAGTTTATTTGCCCAGACTTATGGAGTATAAAAAATCAATATTAATAGCTGACAAAATTCTTTTATCAGATTACGCAGAATTAATTTTTAGCAAGGCTAGAGAAAATAATGTTAGGGTATTAATTGGATCATGCGTTTCTTCTAGTCTTCCAATTAATATATCAAAGAATAGTCCTTATTATGATGGAAGTGATTGTAAGGAAGTTCGGGGAAACGGATCAGCAGAAGTATCCTCTGCAATATTAGAAGATATATTTTATTTTTATTCATAATATGGTATAATAATTAAGTGCCTGCCGATAGGGGGCACTAATTTAACTTATTCGCTTGAAAGGGGAATAAAATGGTAACACAATTCGCAATGGATCTATTCAATGATCCTTTTTTTATTGGCTTTAACAGAGACCTAGCCCGTCTAAATACTGCACACAAAATCAACTCTCAATCATATCCTCCGTATGATCTTCTTAAATTAGATGAAGACACATACAGGCTTTCGCTTGCTATTGCAGGGTTTACCAAGGAAGATATTAATGTTTCGGTAGACAATGGAACACTTATTATTAAGGGTGAAATTGTAGAAGTTACAGATGCAGAAATTGTTCACAAGGGTATTGCTGGTAGAAAGTTTGTCAGATCTTTTGCCTTAGGTGAGTATATGGAAGTATCTGGTGCAGAGCTAAAGGACGGCATGCTGCACATTAATGTGGATCGCATTGTTCCAGAAGAAAAAAAGCCTAAAACAATTAAAATCAAGTAAGGTATAATAGTACTGTCCCATCGGATGGGACATCGGGCTAATAGTTACGCCTTAGGATGGACCTGAGCAAGTCCTCAAACTGCTCTTTTATTTTAAGGGGAATTATGTTTGAATATAGAATTAAGCAAGTATCAAAAGTAGTAGATGGTGACACTATCGATGTAGATATCGATCTTGGATTCAATATTTCATACTCCCAAAGACTTAGACTTGCAGGAATTGATACGCCAGAGTCTAGAACAAAAGATAAGTTAGAAAAAACTTTAGGTGTAGAATCTAAAGAATACCTTAAGTCCAAATTTAAAGATGCTATTGATATAGTAGTAAAAACAGAAAAGCCAGACAGCTCTGAAAAGTATGGTCGTATTTTAGGGTGGGTTTATATAGATGGAAACACTAAGTCTGTTAATGAACAAATGATTGAAGATGGTTATGCATGGTCATACATGGGAGAAACTAAGGTCAAAGATTTTGTTGCCTTAGCGGAGAAGAGAAAAAAGAGCGGTAAGTAATGCCAGTATATGAATACAAGTGTAGGTTAGATGATGCACATGCACAACTTTCAGTAACACGTTCAATATCAGAATCAGATCCAGGTTACAGATGTGAAGAGTGTAACTCAGAAATGACTAGAAGTTTTACTCCATTTGGTATTCAGTTTAAAGGCAATGGCTTTTATAAAACAGATAATCCTAACTAGTTTTAACTAACATTCTGGTATAATTACTAAGTAAGCAAAAATATTGCATTACTTAGGAGATACCTAGTTGACTAGAAAGTTAAAGTATTTTTTAACCAGCCTTTTTATAATTGGCTGGCTTTTCCTTTTTAGCCCTAACTTTGCTAATGCTAATGAGCCTCCAGCGCCTTCAGAGCAGGTTGTTGTAAGCCCTGCACAGCAGGCAGTAAATACAGCCATTGCAACTGCAACAACAGAAGTAGCACAAGCAGCACAAGCCTCAGATACAGCAACAGTAACTATTGCGACTGCAGTACAGGCAGTAACAACATCTAACACGGCGGTAGCAGCAGTAACTACTGCAGTCACAGCAGCCACCACTGCCGTAGCAGAAGTATCAAATGTTTCCACAGTTGTAGCAACAGCAGCAACAGTAACGCAAGACGTTACTACCGCAGTAACTGCCGTAACCACAGCAATTGCAACAATACCTGTAACCGCAACAACACAGACTCCAGAAGTTGCTGTAGCACAAACTGCTGTCACGGCAGCGACCTCCGTCGTTGAGTCTGCAACTGCAACAGTTATAGCAACAGCAACCCCCTTAATGACAGAAGCTCCAACTACCGTTACTCAAGTAGCCACCGCAATTACAACAGAAGTAGCACAGGCTGCAACAGCCTCTACTGCAATACAGGCAGCACAGGCGACAATAGATACCGCAACTGCCACAGTTGCAACTGCAACCACGGCGGTAGCAGCAGTAACACCTGCACGGACAGAGGCTCAAACACAATTAACTCAAGCAAATGTTGCAATTAATAATGCTCAGGATGCAGTCAATGCCCTTGCAGCAACTATTGGTACAACCACAAATGTTTTATCTAATGTAGACGATGCTGGTGTTCGCATGAACCTTCCATTTAATTTACAGATGGGCGGAGTCACATATAATAATGTTTTTGTAGGATCTAATGCGACAATCACCTTTGGAGTAAACGAGGGTGCAAATTATTATTCTACGCCTAATGCACCTTCCATTTCTATAGCAGGGTATGACTGGACTACTTGGAGTAATGGATCTGGAATTACATACTCAACAACTACCAATACACTTAGCGTTGCCTGGGATCTTAGAGTTTATCCTTTGCAAACAGCAGAAACACAAATGACTCAAGTTAGATTTAATGCGGATGTTAATCCTTCAGATGGTGCCTGGCAGGCAGATGTAAGCGTGACTGGACCAATCCCAAATGGTGCTAGATTTAACGTAAGAGAGACTACAAATGGTCCCGTAACAAATATTAGTAATACAAGCACTACTACGGGATTTACTGGAACAATTAGTCAAGGCGCTGCATTTACTCCCACCCCTAATCCAGACAATGCAACAGTATTGGCAGCAATTGATACAGCAAATGCACAAATTGCTACATTAAACTCAGCAGTTACGGCAATTGTTGCAACAAATACAACAAATACAAATACAGTAATTGCTCCTATTGCAACAGTTTCACAAAATACTGTAACGGCACTAGCAGCAGCAAGCACAACATTAACTGAAAAGGTGGCAGACCTTGCAATTGTTTCTACAGCCGTAGAAAAAGTAACTACCGCACCTACAATAGTAGCAGCAGCACAAACAGTAATTGATGCAGTTCCTGCTCCAGCACCTTTGCCAGCCCCTGCTCCACCTGCACCAGTTGAGCCACCAGTAGTCGTGCCACCTGTAGACACTACACCCGTCGTCGTGCCACCTGTAGACACTACACCAGTAACTACTACTCCTGTAGATACAACACCTGTTGAAACAGAACCTATAGATACAGAGCCAGTAGATACAGAACCCGTGGATACCACACCAGTGGAAACAGAACCTGTAGACACTACTCCTGTAGAAACAGAGCCTATAGACACAGAGCCTGTTGAAACAGAGCCTGTAGACACTACTCCTGTAGAAACAGAGCCTATAGACACAGAGCCTGTTGAAACAGAACATGTGGATCCAGAACCAGTAGACGTTGAACCAGTTGATACAGAACCAGTGACGGGATCCGAAGAAGATGTAACCAATACAGTTGATGATGCACTGTCAGATGGTAAATTAGATAGTGAAGAGGTTGATGCAATTGCAGAGTCAATGGCAGCAGATGGAGAAATTGATGCAGAAGAAACAGATCAATTAATTGAAGCATTAGCAGAAGATGGAAAAGTTTCTGTAGCAGATCAAGAAGCAGTTCTGGAAGCACTTGCGTCAGACGGCGAAGTTTCAAAAGAGGATGTTGCAGCCATTGTTGAATTAGCTAACTCAGATGGTAAATTATCTGAAGCAGAAAAAGATATTGTTGCCGATGCATTAATTCAATCTGTTCCAGAAGGTGAAAATCTTACTAAAGAACAGGTAGCGGAAGCTGGAATTAAGTTATCAGATTTGCCACCAAGCACACCAGTTGATGTTAGAACATCTGAGAATGGTGACTCAGTTGTAATTACTGCAGAAGTTGCAGTACAAGTAGAATTAATATCTGATCCAGCAGCCTTTGCACAAGAGTTATTTAATGACCCAGGGGCAGCACTACAGGCCCTTGGAAGCATAGGTGCAGATATGACAGAGGGCGAAAGAGAAGAAGCAACTGAAATGGTTGTAGCAACAGTTGTAGCAGCAGGAGCGGCAATTAACGCCGCAGCAGTTGCCACAGGAGGAGCCACTGGAGGTGGCACAGGGGGCGGAGGAAGTTCTGGTGGAGGCTCAGGAGCAAATTCACCAGGTCGAGGAGGCAGAAGAAAATGGTAAGAATAATAAAGAATATCCTAAAAGATATGATTGACCAAGCATGGACCCTTCTTGGTATGTTTATTGCTTGGGTAGTTTTGGACGGAAGTGCAAAAACAATTGTTGGTTATGGAATCATAGCAACAACTGCTCTTTGGATAATTACAAGTCCAATTAGAAATAGAAATGAGGAATAAAAATGGCAAAAGCATATATTGAAGAACCAACACAAGTAGGATCAGGAGCAATTGCAAGCATAAATAATATTTTTATGAGAATAATTGCAGTATTTGCAGCATCAGGATTGTCCGTAATTGGAGCTGGAGCAGTAGTTGGTATTGAAACATATAAGGCTATTATATTGGCTGGAACCCTAGGAGTTGCTACAGTAGTTGAAAAACTTGCTCGTGGATTCCTAGATGATGGTAAATTAACTGTATCAGAAATTAATGCAGCATTTTCAGCAGTCGATAAAAAAGCTGCTAAATAATGATATAATAGTATTATGAAAACCTATTTAATTAAGTTATCTGTTGATATTGAAATAGAAGCTTTTAATGAAGATGACGCAAAAGAATATCTATTGGATATATTTAATGTCGATGATGAAATTAAAAAGGTTGGCATAGTAAAGATTATTGAAAAATAATCATTGACAAACCTCATCAAAACAATGTATAATAGTTATACCAGGCGGACTGAGTGATAGGAAAATAAGTGCTTAATCTCACCGAAAAAGGTGTTGATGTATTTATGAAAAGATACAGAAGCAATTTGCAAGAGTCTTTCTGGGACAATTACGACCTAGTTATCTGGAATAAAAATAACAATGGTTTTACCAACATCAAAGGACTTTTCAGAAATAATTCATGGGGCTTAATGGATAAGATATCCATTAATGATCAGGGAATCTGGAAGTTGTCAAAAAAGTATGTCAAGTATTTTAGATAATCTGGGAGTCGATAAAGATGACTTTCAATGGTTCCATCTAGCTTTATGCAATGGGATGGATACAAATCTATTCTATGATAAATATGAAGCCGATGTAAATATAGCAAAAAATATAGACGAAGCATGTATGGGATGCCCAGTTATAAAAATGTGCTATGAATCTGGAACAGAAAATAATGAGCATGGAATTTGGGGCGGGGTTTATTTAAACTCTGGCTCTGTAGATAAAACTAGAAACACACACAAGACAAAAGAAGTCTGGAAAAGACTAAAGGTGCTGCATGGCTAACTATCTAGACAAAGACAAAGACCATTTTAAGCATGGCATAAACCACTGGACTGGAGAGCCTAATAAGCCAGTATTTTACAATAAAGAGATGGCTCTTGCTGTAAGAGGTATAAAGAAGCCAGTAGGAAATTTACAAATGGATATTATAAAGTATCCAGAATTTCTTTGTTTAAGGTTATATGAAGACAACTTTATTCAGTTTACTGGAAATAAAAAAGAAATGGTTATTGACTATCTTCAAAAAGTTAAAAAGGTAATTGAATCTTACGGAGTAAGATGTGAACTAGAAGGCGTACCAAGCCAAAACGTACTGGGAAAAGGAATATAAATTGGAAAAAATATTATGTTACTGTTGCAACAAATCGAAGAATAAATTAAATTTAAAGCCTTCTGCTTTATTATCAATTAATTTATTAATGTGCGAGACATGCATTTCTTCTAAAATTGAGCCTAGGTGGGTTGTTATTTTGGCTGGAAGAGCTAATGGGCCAGACCACGTAAGAGACTTTATATTAAAAAGACGCTATTTAGGTGATGAAATTACGGCTTCCGAGCTAATAATTTAAAAATAGTATACTAGTAATATGACATGTATAGTAGCCATCGCCCAAAACGGAACCGTATATATGGGTTCCGATCACGCCGCATCAGATGAGAAAACTGGCTGGATACTTTCAAGAAAAGAGCCTAAAGTTTTTAAAGTTGGGCAGTATGGCATTGCATTTACTGATTCTTTTAGAATGGGTCAGATTCTTCAATACTCATGGACTCCACCAAAATATACTCCGACAAAAACTAATTCTGGATTAGATAAGTTTATGAGAACTAAGTTTATTGATTCTGTTAAAGTTGCATTTAAAGATGGTGGATACGGAAGTATTGGATCTTCTTCTGAAGAAGACACTGGCGGTATTTTTATAGTTGGGGTTTGCGGAAGACTTTTTACCATAGATGAAGACTTTCATGTTGGAGAGAATGTTGTGAATTATATGGCGGAAGGCAGTGGTGGAATGATAGCGCTTGGAGCCTTGCATGCAACAAAGAAGCAAAGAAACCCTAGACTTAGACTAAAAGCAGCATTAGAAGCGGCAACTGAGTTTAATATGAGCGTAGCGGCACCCTATACTTACATACAAGTTTAGTGTATAATTGTGTTATGAAACTTATAACCTTGAGCTTTGGCGCAATACTTGCATTTCTTGGATTTAAAGCTGCTCAAGAGTTTTTTAGTAAAAATATAATTTTGATAGCAGACAAAGAAGATATTATCGATGAGGAATCTCAGCCAGTAGATAACTCAATGGACCTAAGAGGAACCCCAACACATGTTTGTGTATGCGGGTCTCAAATTTGGAATGTTAAAGCAGTGTTTGATAATTTTGAGATCGCACAGTATTTTATAGACATGGAGTGTGCAAGCTGCGGAAGCTATGCAACTGCCCCAACCCCAATAGACAGAGAGATAACAGAATGAGAAAGTCAGACAGAATAAGAATACTAGAAATAGAGGTTGCTGGACTTAAAGGGCACCTAGAGGTTTTATCAGAAACACTACTAACTTTAATAGACATCAGGAAGATTGAGAATGAGTCTTTAGATGCTGGCAAGTGGTATAACAAGACCAAAGAATAGCCTATTGACAGGCTTTTTACAATTTAGTAGAATGAGTCTATGAATAAAAAAATAATGGCAGTAGCCATAGCATTACTAATAGCAATTCCACAGTCCGCCGAGGCTTCAAGAAATTCCTCAATTAAAAATAACACGGACAGTATACCTACATTAGCTATCCTAGATACAGGATTAGACACATCTCTACCAATTTTTAGCGGTAAAATTGTACACGAAGTTTGTATGATTGGTTGGAGTACATGCCCTAACGGATCTGGCTTTCAAGAGGGAGTCGGTTCTGCTGTAATAGATCCAAAGTTTATTACGTCCAACGGATTTGAGCATGGAACACAAATGACATCAATTGCTGTACAAAGAAATCCTAATATGAATATTGTATTTATTAGAATTGTTGGACACACTAGTGATGGAAGACGACAGATTATTCCAGACAGCACAATTTCAAGTGCCCTAGACTGGGTATTAAAAAACAAAGAAAAATACAATATTAAGGCTGTTTCTATGGCTCAAGGATCCATGTCTAGAAATACAAAATTGTCTGATTACTGTGTAAAGATTCCTACAGTAACGGCATCAATTAACGCACTTTCTTCAAGCGGAGTGCCAGTATTCCTTTCAGCGGGTAACGATAGAGAGGCTAATAGAATCAACTGGCCTGCCTGTATCCCATCAGCCATTGCTGTCTCTGCAACAGATCAACGTGGAGAAGTAACTTTGTATACAAACTATGACCCATTGCTAACAGATTTTTTCTCTCAAGGAAATATAACTGCAATGCTTCCTGGTGGTAAGGTTGTAAACGTTGCTGGAACATCAGCCTCAGTTCAGACTGCAGCAGCAGACTGGATATCACTTAAGTCAGCAAAACCTGCCCTTTCTTACGCAGAACTTTATAATTTAATTATAAAGACATCTAAGTTGGCACCTGGAGCAAAAATTAAGGGTGCAAGGTTGTTTGATTTGGCTGGTGCCATTAATGGACAGTAAACAAACTGTTCTAGAAGGAATTATTGAGGAAGTTGCAACAGACCTATATAATAAATGGTCTGCTGCTCTTCCTGAGAATGAAAGAAATCAAGACGCATTCTCAGCTTTATCTTCAAATGCTCATGAGACAACATTCTTTGTGATCCAAAATTTTATGGATCGCTTTAATCAAGCAGCGGAGGAATTAAAAGATAAATGATGGTCACAGATAATTCTTTTGACAGCGTATTGTCAGAAAATGATTTAGTCCTGATTGATTTTTGGGCTGAATGGTGTGGGCCGTGCAGAATGCTTTCACCAATCTTAGATGAAATATCTAAAGAATCTGGGCTACTCGTCGGTAAGTTAAATATTGATGAGAATCCTAACAAAACATCAGAATACTCTATCTCTTCTATACCAAGTATGGTATTATTTAAGTCTGGTCTACCAGTAAAGACTATTGTAGGAGCAAAGCCTAAGCACCTTTTATTAAAGGAGCTATCAGAATGGATGAATTAGAAACTGACGAAGGATACATTAACCACGTAGAGTTTGAAATATGGCTTAAGAATGGTTATGATCGAGGTTGGATATCAGATGTATTTTGTGAAACACATGACGGTGCACCAATGTCTGACGAAGAAATGCAAGAGTGGGAAGAAGGCGGAGATCCCTGTTCGTTTCATGTAAAATTACATGAATTACATTAACTTTCTGTTTCATATAAGAAGCAGAAGAAATAAGGAGAATAAATTAAATGAACTCATTTAAGAAAGTAACGCTAATCATCGCTGCAGCCCTGACTAGCACAATGCTTGTAACGCCAGCAGCTAACGCTAACGCTGGAACTGTCACCCTAACGGTGGCGGGAACTGCAGCAACAGGTGGAACAGTAGTAACAACTCCTGTATCACTACCAGTACCAGCAGATAACAGTGTAGATGCAGCAGATGCATTAAAGATTGCCGTAACAGGCGTAGACACTGGAACAGCAGTAACAGCAGTTGCAGTAAATGCAACACTTGTTCCTGCACTATCAGCAACTGGTGCAGCAGTAACAGCATCATCTGGAACCTCAACGCTATCAATTGCAACAGGAACTGGAACATCAGCAGACTTTTATGTATATACTAAAAGTACAGCAGTAGGATCAGTATCGATTACTCGTGCTGGAACTACAACAGTTTATTATGTACAAGGTACCGCAGGTGCTTTGAACTCAATTACACTAACCGCTCCTGCATCAGCAGCAGCAGGTACATCGCAGGTCCTTAAGGTATCTGGATTTGACGTGTTTGGTAATCCAAAGGGTGGAGCCACAATTAATACTTTGGTTTCAAGTTCTGGAGTAGCACTAGCAACAGCGCTAACAACTGACACAGCATCAGCAACACTAGGAACAAAAGAGCAAACTCTAGCAATTCCTGCAACTGGTTCAGTAACAGTAGTTGCGTATGCAACAGTAGCAGCAGCCGTAACAGGTCTATCAGCACCAGTTGGTTCTGTAAGCGCTACAATTGTAGTTCGTGACATTGCAGCAGAACTTGCAGCAAAGAATGCGGAGCTAGCAACAGCTAATGCAGCACTTAAGGCAGCACAAGACGCTCTAGCAGCAGAACGTGCTGGACGTGCAGCAGATAAGGTTGCAGCAGATTCAGCAACAGTTACCGCTAAGGTAGCATCTGATCTAGCAGCAGCAACTACAGCAGCAAAGTACAAGGCAGAATACAATGCCTTGGCAACAAAGTGGAACAAGAAGTTCCCTAAGTTGAAGGTTGCACTAAAGAAGTAGTTTATTAAAGGCTGGGGGTAATTCCCCAGCCTTTATTCTAATAGAAGGAATTAAATGACAAAAGAAGAAGAGCAGCAGGTGCGTGATAAGATAATTCAAAGTCTTTTAGCGCTTACTATACCTCCTACATGGACTCCTGAAGTAACACTAAGGTATATCATTAGCTATATTGGAAAAGAAAATTGATCAAAACAATAGAAAATAAGATTTTTATCATAGAAGACTACATAAGCAGAGACACTTGTGATTTTTTATCAACATGTTTTGACTCTAATACGTCTCCTACAGATATAAGTGGCATAACTGGTGGTCCATCTTTTAGCAAAAAACTAATGGATTCTGGATCATCTGACGGACAAAATTATTTTAATTACTATGAATCATCCACATATAATGTTGGTGTAGACATAATGGCGGGCCTTGCAGAAAGAACACAAGCAACAATATCAAATCATTATGAAAACGGATACTATTTAAAAAGTATGTTTTGGAGTAAAATGACTGAAGGCGGAAAAAATACTCTACACATGGACAATTGGTATGAAAACTTTAATAAAGAATTAAAGCCAAGACCCTACAACATGTATGATAGATCGGGTTTACTTTATTTAACAGATAACTATGAAGGCGGAGAAATATATTTTCCAGAACAAGACTTTAAAATAAAGCCAAAAGCTGGAACCTTTATATTTTTTGAAGGTAATATAGATGTGCCTCATGAAGTTTTAGAAGTAAAAAGTGGAATAAGATGCAATATTATATCTTTTTATGGGGACTATAATTCCTTTACATTAGATACCAATAGTTCACAAGAAAACTATCCAATTCAAGAAGTTCAAAGCACAGTTGATAGCTTAAAAAATATAAAGGAGATAATAGAAGAATATGACAGATTCGAATAAAAAAACACTAATCAAAACAATTAGCTGGGAAACATTTCATTTAGTTGGTGTTGCTGGCGTTATATATTTATTTACTAGGGAGTGGGAGTACGCAAGCCTTGGAGCCCTTATCTACATAGGCTGGGAAGCAATTGGGTACTACATTCATGAAAGAGTGTGGGTTAAGTTTGGAAAGAAGATTAAGTAATGAGTAAACACTTAGACAAAATTAAAAAGGCTTTGGAGCAAAGAATTGCCGCAACGCCAAATGGTGCTGGATTTAAAAAGCCAGGATCTATGAATAAAAAGAAAACAGGATATCGTGGTCAAAAGGCTAGAGGCCCATCTAAATAATGCTTAGCGACATATGTGAATGGAACGGCTGTGGGAAAAAGGCAACTAGGATTGCTGCTAAGCCTGAAGGAATGATTATAGATATTTGTGATGAATGCTGGCATCAGCATTATAGGTCTTAATCAACTAAATGCTATAATAGGTGGATGGATGGATTTCTAGACCCATCTAAATACAATAACCTATAGGAGAAATAAAATGTCAGACGGATTAAATTTAGACGGCTTCAACACAGTTAAGCCAGGAGCAACAAACAACTTAGGAGAGCAGTACGCTGCAGATCCAAAGGCTGCATTCCCATCAACAGATGTATCAAATCAAGCTTCAGCACAGGGCCCAAAGTAAAAATGGATCTTGACAATAAGGAAGAATCTGCTGCTCCAGTAGTAGCAGAACCTATCAAGCCAGCAGCGCCAAAAGCTTCAGTTAAATCTGGATCTGAGTGCACAAGAGACACAAGAGGCGAAGATGCTTGTGCAGTAAAAGATTGTGAGAACTGCAACTAATGTGTTACGAATGCGGATGTGAAACTGTAGGAAGCACACTTGGAGCTACTCCAATTGCAATGACAGATGTATCAAGAGATGGTGAAGCAGGCTTAAATTTAAGCATGACTTCAACACCAGAGCAGACAAGACAATTCATTAATGAGTAATTTTAAAAAAGATGATGGAACTGGAATGTCTCCTCCACCAAATTCTACTCCTTCGGGAGCAGTAACAAGTAGAGAAGCTACTAGAAAACAACCAAGACAAGGTTTAAAAGTAGATACAAACAGACACGGTATACGTAGAGAAACTTCTTTAGTACCAAAAGAGCCAAGAAAAACTCGGCCTAAAAAAGTATAATACATAAAGTTATTCCCCCCTACAAACTAGGGGGGAATTTCATATTAAGGTAATTATGTGTAAAAGTTGTGGTAATTGTTCTAAGGAACATAACGGAAGAACAATAGATGACTCTATAGATGAGTCAGAAGACAGTATATTTATTTAATCTTTTTTAGTAACTGCTTGTTCAATTCTATCAATTGAATCACGAAGCGATGATCCGCCGTTATTAAATAGCTCAGCTTTTATTGTTGCAAGCTCGATATCTATTTTATTAAAATGTGCTTGGCCCTCATTAAGTCTTTGAGTTATTCCTGGCTTATCTTCTGATCCATACCAGTCTTCTATGAACTTAAACCATGTCCCAAAAAGCTTAAAAACCTTAGTAAACAGATATCCCATTGCAGAAGCGGCTGCACCGATCAAAACAATCCATTGCAAAGGGTTAAGGTTATTCATAATAAATCTATTATACAATCGTAGTTTACTAAATGCAATTGACTAAGCCAAGTTAATCAGAATTATGGTTGACAGGAACTACAATAAATTATATACTTAAGACATGATAAGAATAGTTGAGAGAGTTGTGTGTTTATTTAAAGGGCACAATATTAAGTTTGCTGGATCCTGCCCATACACACAGGCTTCATATAACATCTGTTTAAGATGCACTAAGATGTTTCCCAAGATTCAAGACTTTGATCTTGTAGAAGATATAGATAAGGAAGACCTGTGATATATCATAAGCATTTATTAATAAACGCTAAAGTTAACTCACCAATTAGAACAGAAGAAGAAGGCGTGGCATTCCTACAGAATTTGGTAGAAAGAATTGATATGAAAATTATCAAAGGACCGTTTGCCAAGTTTGTAGATAATGACTCAGAGGGAAACTCTGGGTTAACAGCAATAGTCATGATAGAGACAAGCCACATTGCTTTTCACATATGGGATCAAGTAAACCCAGGATTGTTGCAGTTTGACCTATACACATGCGGTAAGCTAGAGTTAGAAAAGGTTATAGGATTAATTAAAGAAAGATTTGATATTGTTTCTATGGACTATGTATTGTTTGATAGAGAAAACGGGTTTGTTGTAGAAAAGCAGGGAGCCCTATAATGCCAGCCATGTGCCACTGTAATATGTCTAGGAATTACCCATTTTGTGATAGCAGTCACAAAAAGATACGTTCTGCTGGAACAGTAGATCCAAAGCAGGCAGATAGTTTTGATAAGCCTGAAGAAACAGTAGACTAAAAGCTTTAGATGCTGTATAATGATATTGTGCCGACGGGTACAAAATCCAATTACGTAATAAGGAGATACAATGAGCGTTGCAGATACATTTGAAGACAACCTAGGAACCTGGGAAGTAGACTCATCTAATGAAAGATTTGTTAGAAAAGATTCAGAAGGAACACAAAATGGAGAAGCTCCATTTGAGTGGGTTGAACAAGACACACAGGGAGCACCTGAGTGGTTTAAGGATAAGTTAGCTGAGCTAAACGCAGAATAACTATTTACAATAAGCGCCCTATATAGTATTATATACTTATAGGGCGCTTTACTTTATACAGGAGAAGAATGAATAAAACACCATCAGTTCATAAAGAAATGATCTTTAAGTTATACGATCAAGGCATGTCATATAGTGAGATTCAAGAACAATTAGGGTGTGCTAAAAGCACAATATCTTATCATATTGGTAAAGGTCAAAAAGAGAAAACCCACAACAGAAAAAAGCAGAGCAGGCACCGTGTTGCAGCATATGTAAGAAAAGCTAAGCAAGGAAAGAAATGTGTTGTTTGTAGAGAAGATTATCCTTATTGGAAGATGGAGTTTGACCATTTGCCTCAATATAAAAAGTTGTTTACAATTGGTGGCAACGGCGCCAGAGATAAGTCCTTGGAGCAGATCCAGGCAGAAATGGATAAGTGTGAAATAGTTTGCAGAAATTGTCATGCTGATCGCACATATTGGAGACAACTTAAAAATGGAGAGTATGATGATACTATATCTTATTATGAATAATATTGGTCGCAATTAGTGCGGCGAAAAGTAGAAGCCCATTGACGGTCCCCGTCAGATATAGTATACTAACTATATGCTATATGAATTAGTAGAAAGATACATTATGCGTCCTAAGCGCCTTAGAGAAGCAATTCAAGCGGTTGTTCATGATAACGATGAATTACTACGAATTCTTAAACAACATGAAGAAGAAGGACCAACTAATCTAACATGGTCTGAAGGCGATACTTGGTATGGCTGGACATATAATAGTAACGCCAAGCGTTACTACTTTGATGATATTGGAAACAAATCTTTAATGGGCTTATGGGAAGATCAATGGCTCAGAGAAGCAGATGACAATAACGGTTAGCGCTTATTGCATTTTATGCCAAAAAAATGTGGTGGGGAAGCTAAATGAGATAGTAGTCCTTGAGTCAGGTAAATGGCTCCATATAGGAGAATGCCCTGATTGTTGCTATCAGATCAAAAGGATCATGAAACAAGAAAATTAAAGAAATGCTATAATCAGATTATGGATAATAACGAGAATATTGAATTAACTGATGAAGAGATCACCAAGTCATATCACTCAGAAAATGAGGATGAAGACAAATGGGACAATTTAGAGAAGGCCTGCTGGTCTGGATATAAGCAGGTAGGAATGAAGGATAAAGGCGGAAGAAAAGTTCCTAACTGCGTTCCTATAAAGAAGTCCATGTTTGGTACTGAAGGGCCTCAATCAATCATACCTAGGAATAAGTAATATGGGTATATTAGATAACCTTGAAGCTTATTGGGAAAAGGCAGACAAAGTAGAGTCATGCTATTTTTGCCAGAACATGGCTAAGTATAACGATGTAGCTAAAATTGAACAATCATATCAAATGGTAGGCGTATGTGAACGTCATGCATTTAAAGGATTATCATCCTAATATAGGCCCCAATTAGTGAAATCGGCGGCGGTAGAGACCTATTGTCAGTACCTGACTTAAATGCTATAATAAACATATGTTACAGAGCTTAGAGATACCTGATCCATTTGCTACATTTGTGGCACACAAGTATGCCAATTTTAAGGGAGCTAAATATGACTTCTTTAGCGGTGAATGGGATATGAAATGTGGATGCTGCTCAGAGCCATTAAACGCTCCAACTAAGAAGATATTAACTAAGATCAGACTTTATCATACTCGCAATGAATGTCTGG